TTAAAAAATGTGTAAGAACAATTTTTAAAAGTGAATTAATAATATTTATAAAATACTTCGTATGAGTATTTAGTTAGAGAAGGCGAGACCACCCATACCCGATTGGATGCGGAGGACGTTGTAGTTCACGGCGAACATGTTAAGGTTCTTCGCGGTGGCGGCAGCCTTGGTCTTGATAGCGACCTGAGCGTTATCTATACGCGAAAAATTGCAGGTACCGGTCGGTTGATGCTCCTCGGGCTTAAGGGCGAACGAATACGCGTACACACCGGGCACAGGGGAACCAGTGTGGTGCTGGTAGGGTTGCACTTGATTAAAATATTTACCATCCTGCTCCTTGAAACGGTCCTGGCCGTTGAGAACAAGCTTGAAGGTCTCGATGGGACCGTGAGCCTCCTCAGTCCAGACATCGGAACCATCCGCAGCGTCGGAACCGAGCTTGAGGAGAGGGGCACCACAGGTAGAGGGGGCGACGAGAGTGGTAGCACCGGACTGAAGACCGGCGGCGCCGTTGGAGGACACGACAGTGTCGACCGCGGAGGTGAAGTTCCAAAGGTTGGAACGAGACACGGCTCCATGGTCGGCGCAGAAAACCAGCTCCTTGACTGGGTGATTGTACGAGAGGCGGATCTGCTTGGTGGAACCGGCATCGGCCATAGCGTCGGAGCCAGTGTGCTGGACCTGTTCGATAAGGTACTCATGACCCTTCTGCGCGAATCGCCTACGCTCCTCAGTGTCGAGGTAAATGTAATTAGCCCAGACCTTGAAGGTGCTATCATCGGTATACAGTGAGAACTCCGAAGATAAATCGAAATCCAGCCTGACTTCATGATACTGCAGAGCAATTAGTGGGAGGGCAAGTCCAGGATTGCGGTTAAAGAAGAAAATAAGAGGAAGGTACATCTTACCGCCGTCCGCACCGGGGGTGGTCATCTTACCCCAAGTGAGCTTCTTGGACTCGTCCAGGTAAAGCTCGGAGTAAAGCCTCCACCAACGCTGGTAGTGCTTGTCAATACGCTGACCGCCCACAGATAATTCGACGTCCTTGATCGCACGCTCAGCGGCCCAGTTATCGTCATTGACGTTACCGAGAGCGACGGAAGAAGTGGGCTCGATCGAGGCCTTAGCCTTCATCTCGACGTACATGTCGCCGACGAGATCACCGTTGCGGGCAATGGTGACGGAAACACGGCCAGAGTTAGCGGGAGTACCGTTAACAGTCTGCTCGATAGTCTCCATAGCGAAGTTAGTGTGACGACGGTAAACCGCCTGGAAAAATGTAACCTTAGGGTTACCTGTCAGATAGACGTCCTGTGCGCCGTATGCCACGAGTTGCATTAAACCACCCGCCATTTTGTATGTTGTTGTACTATACACGGAGAAAATAATTTCGGGTAAAGTGCGAAATTTCGCATATCATTTTTCCTGAGTATAAATTACAATGTCCGCCCGTGGTGTTTCCACCCTTCAACCCGAATCTACCGACGATAACATCGATCCCAAATCCCAGGATGAAGAAGTCGAGGATATAAATCTTGACGACTTCGAGGATGATAGTCAGGCTTCTGATTACTCTGATGACCTATCTGCACTCGAAGGACTTTTAGCCTCTACATTAACGACCCCCGAAGGTGATACCGTCTGTTCGGCTTTAGTACAGATGGCTCGCCAAATGGAAATTCAGAATAAAATTTTAATCAAACTTCTTAATTCTCTTCAGAAGAAAAATGAGGCTTAGAAAAATGAAGCCTTAATATATAAAAATGTCGGAACCAATTCACTTTATCGGTGAGGCGGCGAACTACGACGATGCTAACAGCGCCCTGTGGTCTAACCACATACAAAATTTTTCCCCCGATCAAGTGATGGATATGCTCCTACAATTAGAACATATGTGGAAACTAACCGAAAAAAATGATAAATACATGTCTTACCGTGTCGGCTATTTGAATTTTTTTACAAAAGATGAGCTAAGTGACGACTGTCTGCCTATCTCCATAGACTTGGAGAAGATTTCAGCTAAACACATGAGAATGCACGACCGCTTGTGTGAATTATATCATCGAGCGGATACAGTGGGTATCATGGATCTCGAAGATGACGACGATATGAAAACGTCTGTTCGTATTAACCGTCTAATCGATCAAGTTGAAGATGCCTGGCAGATTGTATTCCGTAATGCTCGCATTAGTGATAGGGTAAACAATCCTACATATGTTCCAATAAACCCCGAATCCGACCCCTCTATTTTTAGGACTTCTACTATGAAGAATATCGACGAACTCGTTCCCTACCAACAAGCGTGTCTCACTATACTCAAGGATCTTTACGAACGTGAAGTTAAGAGATACAAGGGTCATTGCTGCAAACAGATTATGACGAAAGACGGTGCATCTACCCGCGCATGGAAGGTTGTTGATACCATACAAGACTATGTATACGGAGTAGGTAAAAAGGAACGTATGTTCGAGTTATGGAAGAATCTTACCATGCGTCCTTCTACTCATAATGACGTTATTCGTCATCTCACTAATACAAAAGATATGCAATTTCAGGATATTAAAAAGGATCGACATGTGTGGTCATTTACGAACGGTATTTTCATTGGTAAGGAATTTGATCCTGAAAATTCTAATGAAGAAAAAACAATATACAGGTCATCATTTTATCTATACGATTCCCCTGAATTTAAGGCGTTGGATCAGACCGTAGTAAGCTGTAAATATTTTGAACGAGATTTTCATGATTACAGTAGTATCGATTGGCGTGATATTCCAACACCCTATTTTGATTCCGTACTAAGCTATCAGGGTTTTGACAAGGATGTACGAGATTGGGTATGCGTCCTAGGAGGGCGCTTGTGTTTCGACGTAAATGAGATCGATAAATGGCAATGCATCCCATTCCTAAAGGGTGTAGCACAGTCCGGTAAATCTACGCTCATTACAAAAGTTTTCCGCAAATTCTATAACACAGAAGATGTTCGCACACTTTCAAATAATGTTGAACGTAAGTTTGGTCTTTCGTCTATTTACGATGCTTTCCTATTCATTGCGCCAGAGATCAAGGGTGATCTAGCCCTTGAACAAGCCGAGTTCCAATCTATCGTCAGCGGTGAAGATGTGTCTATTGCAGTCAAACACGAAAAAGCTAAATCCATCGAATGGAAAACACCTGGTATACTAGGAGGTAACGAAGTACCCGGCTGGAGAGATAACTCCGGTAGTATTCTTCGACGCGTGCTTACGCTAGACTTTACCAAGAAAGTAAAGGAGGCAGATCCTACTCTTGATCAGAAGTTGGAAAAGGAATTACCCGTTATCTTGCAAAAATGTGTGCGAGCTTATCTCGAAGTAGCCCAAAAATATAAGGATGAAACGATTTGGAGTATTGTTCCCTCCTATTTCGAACGTGTGAAGCAACAGCTCGAATCCGCGTGCAGCCCTCTACTCAGTTTCTTAAACTCTGCTCAAGTAGAGATAGATCCTACGAAGAAGTGTCCTCTTCCATTTTTCAAAGAAGTGTTTGGCGCCTATTGTATGAAAGAGGGTAAGTCGCGTGCGATTAACGCAGATATTTGGGCGGGACCATTCGGTGAAAGAAGTATTACAGTCGACATTTTACCCCCCACAAAGTATACACGCTTTGGTCCTGGATACCCGGATCCCAAAGAAAAGACCGAAAGTAAAAACATTTCGTGGGTGATGGGTCTGAATATCGTCGATACTACACCCATAGATGTAGAAACGGGTACCGACGTGGGCGATGAAAATATATCTACATATAGCGACCCCTGTACAAATACAGGGGAGATCTAATAAAAATTTCTACCTATAATATAACATGGGTTTGTTTAATGAATTTGAAAAAAATAACGTTTCACCAACTACATCCCAAAATTTGATACGACAGGCCCCGTATCTCACGAACCGCGAAAAAAATAGTCTAAGGGTCAACGCTACCAGACTCAAACAAAACAATATACAAACGAGAATAAATAAACTGAAGGCCGCCAACCTTTCAAAAATGAAAATGTCACCTCTTCAAATGAGTGTCTTTAACGGTATGGTCAATTTAGATGCTAAGAAGGGTAACTATAACGTAAACGTCGCGGAAATTCTGTATAAGAAACCAATTAAAAGACGCCCCATCACAACTGGGTCTAATTTCGAAATCGAGATAAGCGCGATTAAACTGTTATACGGGCGTATGCAAATAGGAGCTAAGCATACGTTTACAGTCGTGCCAAATAAAAATGCGAAAAACAGGCATCGATACTTCGTCGCTCAAATCGACGGTTTCGTGTATGAAGGAGGTAAGAAGCAAAAACTATTGATTAAAATTTACACGAACGGTAAGATGCAAATTGCGGGCGGTATCATCAATAACAACTCGAGGCAGCCAGAGATGATTCGTAAATTCATAGTGGATAACTATGCGCCCAAGTATAAGTTTTTATACAACCCTATTCGCTACTCTACACTTGTAGGTACGTTTCAAACACGGGGTGTTATTAACTTAACCATGGTTGCACAGGCTTTCGCCAAGTCTCGCAATATCGATTACGAACCCGAGCTTCGCCCCGCTTTAAAGATGACGTATTATGGAAATAATTTTCAGCTTTTTAGATCTGGTAAAATACAGATTATGGGTGCTAAAACTGTTAAAGCCCTACACGATGCATACAATCCCATAGGATACGACTTAGTGAAGACTATGTGGGTTATGGGTATGATGAAGGAATCTACGAACACGGATAAGAAGAAGGTAGCTGTTCGCAAGTCCACGCGCAGTCCGACTTCCTCTCTCCCCGTCACATCGAACGCTAAGAATACCAATATCACATATTTCAATAAATCGAACTCGAAGAACGGTAAAAATGGTATACGGGTGGGTCCACGTAAATGTTTCACCGTCGCCCGACCAAAGCTGGTCGCAGTCGCAGAAAAGATGGGCATTGTTGACATCACGGGTAAAACGACAAAACCCGCCATTTGTGAAAAGATTAAGAATCGCGCGTTTGGAACATTTAAAGTTGGTAATAAACCGTGCCGTGCACACAAGAAGGAGGAACTCGTACAAATAGCCATCACTCGAGGTGTCAGTGTTGTTGACGGCGATACCGTTGACACTTTATGTAAAAAGCTCCAAATTCCCAAGGCCGTAGCTCCTAAGAGAAGGGGTAGGAAGCCTAAGGAGATAGAACCCGCTAAAAGAACGGCCAATATCGCAAAGAAGATGGATAAGCGTCGTCTAACGAATAAAGCTATCGGGGACGATATCAAGGAATTATATGGTAAGCGATGGCTAAAGAAGTATAAAAATGTTATGCCTTCTTTAAATTCGGATGTCGCGGATATGAAAAAGGTGATCAATGCCCTCAATCTCAAAAAGAATAAGAAGAATGGATTACATTTTAAGACCAATGTTAATAAGGTTAAGCGTGATACGGTGCGTACATGGAAGTTTCAGCGTACGAAACAGTTGAATAATAAGTTAAACAATCTTAACAATAACCTCGCCAAAGAACTTGAGAACGTGATGAACGTGGCCACGCCACCTCCGAAGAAAAAGAATTCCCCACGCTTCCCCAAGGGTACGGTGGTAGAACAATTATAAAGAATAGTCGCTATACACGTATATGGACGATAATAGACAACTGTTTGTTGATCACGTCAACACGGTATATAGACACGGCGAGTTTCGTGTAGACGAAGAACATCCTCGTTGGGATAAACGTATACGCGAAACACTCCTCGATAGTGTTTTTTATACTATTTGTGCGTATATACGCAAAGAACGCGACTCCGACAATGAATGGAGAATGGGTAAACTAGAGCGAGAGTTTTTATGTTCATGGGAATTTATGGAGGCGGCCGATGAACATAGTTGGATAGATGAAAATAGAGAAAGATTGGACGACACGTGGCTAGTCGTCTACATGTTTGATAATGTACCTAGAATGACTCCGGGGCCTCATAGACGTGCCCTACTTTATATGCTTAACATACTATATTTCGATTTATAAGTTTATATGGTTCTGAAATCTGTTTCAGATGAACTACGTGATATCTAAAATCATATCCAACGAAAGTTTCTTTTATTTTATCTGATAAAGTGTATCCGTCGTTTCTATGTGAAACACCTGAACACACTGCAAGATGTTCCGTCCTCAAAAACAAATCCTCCATCATTAAAAAATCTTTAAGAGATTCTGGCGACATTTTATCATTTTTCATATTTTCAAACACGCGTTTAGACGCTCCGTTAGAAACATGGAAATACCTCGTCTTAAATCCCAGTATACTCACTTCTTCCCCCTGATTCCGACTTGCATTATGTAACAATATAAACAAAACGACCAAAGCCAACAACTGAATCATTTATTAGTACCCAACATAATAAAAATATCGTTAATCTTGTGCAAAATCTTGAAAAGATCATCTTTCGTGTTCACTGCTTCGAGATCTAAAATTTCAAACTCTACTTGATAAGACACGGGATCCTCGGAGTCCATATCATGTGAATCACCTGATACTATAGTCATATCGATAGAGAGGTTCTTGCGAAAAAAAGATACACGTTTTTTTGTTTTCTTTTTGTCCATATCCCCTTCAATTTCACCCGTCACGGGAATCTCAGATGAAATACCGAATCGAATATCGAATGGATTGTTACCTATATGCTTAAGGTCATGTTTCGTGATTCGATCCTTTCGGATAACAGTTTCCTCTCCCGTAGTTGAATCGATAGAGATACGAACTCCATCACTGTCGCGATAAAATACTTCTTCGTCCGAAGAAACAATTCTATCCCAACTGGTATATTTAGACAGGCCTCGCATAATATAATCATATGCAGTTTTACCCACATTCGTGTCGAACAGGTTTCCATTAAATTTTCCAAAACGAAACTCCGCTTCAATATGTGAATCGGAGTTTCGCAACGGTGTTAAATCAATTTTTTGAATCATGGGAAAGAGAATATCGGTAATGGAATGAACGTTCATCTTTACAGTCTTATTTTGTCTGAAATCTTTAAATTACTTAGGTGCGATTAATCAAGCTCTTCAATTTCCGGTCCGGTATCTGAT